TGCTCTAATAATTTGGTCTCTGTCGGCTAACTTTCCAACAGTTTTATAAAATTCTAATCGTTGTTCTGGTGTACCTCTTTTTAAAGCAATCATTTTAGGGTCTTCAGGATTAGCTATTAATTCTGCCGCTCTGGTAGCGTCAGCATCTACATTACCTGCTTGTAAAGCTCTTGCAATGTTCTGTCCTGATTTCTTTTTACGAACAATCGTTTTATCTAGTCTTTGTTCTACGGCTTCTATCTTGTTTAATATCTGTCCTATTTCATCTGGTGCTAAATCTATTCTTTGATTTAATTCTGTAGATAATGCACCTATCATATCAAAATCACTTCTTATATCATCAGCTTGTGCAATAATAGTAACATAGGCTTTTACGAATTGTTCACTGTTAGCCATGTCATTAGCCATTGCTTCAAATTTTTTTCTATCTTGTCCAAACATTGTAACAACTTCATTAACCATTTGTTCTCTAGTTATGACTTCTTTTTTAAGTTGTTCTTTAACTTCTTCTGTTTTGTTTTTTACAAACGCTTCATATTTACCACGCTGTTTTGTTAAATTTATAGGAAGTTCATTTTTACCTGCGGGTTTATCTTCAGGTGTTATTTTATCTGTTTCTAATTTATTGATGTATTCTTTTGTAGTTTTTGCAGGTGGTTTATTTCTAAGTGTTTTTGTAGTTTCGTCAGGCATTAACTCATCAAACAATCTTGCACCTGATATATTGCTTTGACCTTTTGCTTCTATTTCTAATAATTTTTTAACACCTTTTTTGGTAAGAGAATTGGTAGTCATTTTAAAAGCACCTGCTGAAAATGCTGAACCAAACAAAGTACCAAAACCAAAACCTGCGGCTGAAGCAATAGCACTTCTACCGTAATTATATTTATCTTGAATACCTGCTTCTATGTTTGTCGTTTGTAGTAAAGCATCTTGACCACCTGCAATAACAGTATTAACTGCACCTTCATACAATCCGCCTTTTACTATCGCTTTTCCTAGTGCTTGTTTTTGTGTTTGTTTAGCAACTTCTTTTAATGCTCTTTCATTTAGTTCACCTGCTATTTTATCTTTTAAAGCAACTCTAAGTGCCTGTTTATAACCTTGTTTCGCAACCTGACCACCAACACCAAAACCTACTAGGTTTACTGGGTCAGCTATCATAGCTCCACCATTGTCAACTAACCATGAGCCAAAACTTCTATTTGGGTCATTCCAAAATGATGGTAAATTTTCATAGGTTTGTGCTATGTATGCAAATTCTTTTAATCTTTGTTCATTGTCCTCACCCATGACGTTAGACAAATCCATACCCATAGATACAGTATTGTTATTTCTCCAAGACCTGTCTTCATAGAAATAATCTAACAAATCTGCATGAGACATCTTGTTAAACTTTTTGTCATTCTCTCTGTAAGAATAATAACTTTTTAATGTGTTATAAAATTCTTCTGTTTGTATTTGTTCTAAAGCGTCATTTTCATTTGTGGCTACTTCAGGTACGGTATAAATACTGTTTGTCGAAGATTGTTCTTCTGTTGTTGTGGGGGTGTCAAATGAGCTGAAACTTGCCATTTATTATTCTCCTATTAAAGATTGGAATATTTTACTTATTTGTTGGTATACTTTTTGGTCGTCTTGTTTATTACCAGTTGTCATGTTTAGATTTTGAGCAACTTTGATAACCATATTATCTCTATCTTTTAAAGACATCATATCAATATTAGCTTGAGTAAAGTTATCACCCATAATTGATTTAATGTATTTTTCTATTTTAGGTAATGTCTGTTGTCTGTATTTTTCGTCTTCAGAAATAATACCTTCAATAATAGTTTTTCTTAACTTAGGAACTTCCATAGTATTTAAGTTTTCCATTACAGCATCAACGTAACCACCTAATGTTATCTCGTTACCATCAGAGCCAGTACCAATTACTGTATTATTTTTTACTTCTTGTGCTTCTTCTTCAAGCTGTCTATCTACTTCATTAAATCCTTCAGTTATCTCATTCTGTGTTTGTGTATCAAAGGTTTCTAAATTTGGATTACCTATAGGAGTTGCTCCTGAAGAAGAGTAAATTTGTTTTATGTAATTTTCTAATTTAACCATAAATGCCTGACGCTCATCATTCGTAGGCTTACGACCATTTTGTTTAAAATAATCTAATTCAAAATCATATATTTCTCTTTTAACATGTCGTTCAACAATAGGCATTTGAAGAGCAAGTTCAGTTTTACTTCTCTCGTCACCAAGCATACCTATCTGTGCTTCAACAATATTTAAAATTGATTTTGAACCTGCTAAATAAGCAGTATTAGTTGTGTGTAATGTTCTATTGTCATCTTTTAGTGAGTTTTCATAATGCTGTAACATTTCACCTAATTTTCTAGGGTCAGCATCTATTTTATTAAATTCAGTTTTCAGTTCATCTCTATCAACAAAACCATCATTATATATTTTTTCTACAAATTGATTTAAAATTTCAGGGTCATTATCAACGTATAAATTAGCTGTCCTTGCTTTATCAAAATTAGCAACTGCCGCATAATCCCCCATAGCTTCTAACTCGTCCCTTAAAGCCATTTGTTCTGCGTGAGTTTTTTTTCTTGTAAATGTACCGTCAGCAGTTGTCTCTTCTACATCAGCGTACATTTCAGCAAATATTTCATCTACACGTTTGTTTCTTTGATATTCAGCTTCTTGCCTATCATTAATTATTAAAGTTCTTCTTTTCTTAGTAAGCTCATCTTGTATCGCAATAATATCTTTTGATTTTCTTGAATTTAAAGTTCCAATAGCAGAACCGTTTTTAGAATATCCCAAATTACTATTTAAAAGAATATCTGCTCTATCTAAATCATCTTCTGTTTTTGCATTAGCAATAATGTCAAGCACACTTCTTTTAACGATTGCTAAAGTTTCTGCATTAGTATGCAACACGTTTGGATTACCAGAACCATCACTATTAGGAACTACTGGTTGCAAACTTTTAATAAAATCTGGTAATTCTGTTTTTAAACTTTCCGTAGGAATATCATCTAACAATCCTACGCCATCTGTAATTTTCTTTTCCGTGTTATAAGCCGCTCTATTTTCAGCATCTATTAACGCATCTTTAGCTCTGTATTTATTAAATTGTGTTGTAAAACCTAACAATGTTGCACTGTCCATAGCTTTAGTGTCAGGCATAAAATCTTTATAGAAAACATCTAAAGTCATCTCTTGATTTCTAATGTCGTATTTATCTTTATTGCTTTCTATTTCTTTAATAACTTCATGTGCTTTTACTCTACCTGCATGATAGTTTGTAGTTGCATCAATATATTTACCTGTAAGCTCTGGGTGTTTGCCTGAGATAATTTCAGATTGGATAGTTTCAAAAGATTTACCATTTGCATATAGCTCATCTATTTTTGCAATAGCTTTATCTTTTTTTCTATCAATTCTTAAATTTTCTGCTTCACCGATTTTGTATCCTGCGTTTACTAATGATTTTGCTAATCCATCAACACTACTACCTGTTGAGACATATCCTGCGTTTGCCGCACCATAATATTTGTTTGTTCCTTGTCTTTGATATTTAGCCATTAATTATCCTATTTTTTTGGGTCTGCGTTGGTTTTACTTCTTTGATAACCGCCGTTAGCCGCAGTAGCTACATCTAACATTAAACCAGTTCTTGATGGGTCTGTAGGTGGTTTTAAACTGTTATAAGTTTTAACTTGATTAGCGTATGCTTCAGTTTGTTGATTTTGAAATAATTGAATATCTTTTTCGTAACCACTTGTTATATCAATCCAATCTTCATCATACATAGCTCCAATAGATTGTACAATTTTAGTATCGTTAGCATTTCCTAAATTAATTTTTTGTGCAATTTCTCTGTCTCTTTCAGCTTTAGTTCTCATTTCAGCTTTAGTTTTTTCCATGTCTGCATTAATTTTTTCTTGGTCAATTTTAACCATGTCATGCAAATATGCTTTATCAGCGTTTCTTCTTGTAGTTTCTTGGTCTCTTCTTATAGCTTCATTGTCTACTTTCTTTTGTCTATAAGAAACAACTGCTCCTGCTACTTGAAGTGCCGCTTGAATATCACACATTAATTGTTTACCTCTTTCATCATTAATAAAAATGGCATCTTTCCAATACCAAAATCTCCTATTTTATTTTTTGGTTCAAATCCTAAAAATTGTAACCATTTTAAACTTTTCCAATTTCTTTCATCTACAAAATTGTAAACGTATTCATAACCTTCACTCATTTCGTCTACCCATTTAGGACATTCTTTTATAAATTGTTTAGTATGTTTAAATAAAGTTTCACTAGACAATAACCAAACAACTCCAAATCCTTTTTCTGAAGACGGTACAGAACCAAACATACCAATGACACCTTCAGATGTTGTTCCTATAATAGAGTAAATTTTTCCTTCTTGAGTAAAAGGAGTAACAAGAGCTTCTAAAGGTGATACACCGTTGGAAGCCATTATTTCTTGTCTGTCACCTTTTCTAATTTTAGGTGCTAACTCTAACGCATCTTTTAATTCTGCTTTTCTAACGTAATTTTCTTTCATTAAATCCTTCTTGCTCTGTTATGATAATAACCTTCAACTTCTGCCCCTGCGATATACATAGGCAAGTGAGATGACGATTTAATATCTAAAGTAAATTCTGTATTTTTACATTGAACAGGTACTCTTAAAGTTCCTGTCGCAATAGCAGGTTGTCCAACAATAGATGTAGATGTTCCAATAATGTAACCATTCATAATAGCTGTAGATGTGTTTCTATTAGTTGGTGTAACTTCAACTTGAAAGTATCCACTATTTTCAAAATTAAATGATATGTTTCTTATTTGGTATCTTCCTGAAGTGACTGCTATTAATCCTCTTCCTGTATTTTCTCTTACATACTGAGTAGACATTGTGTACTTACTTTCATAAGGTATTCCTATGAACAACGCTGTGTGGTCTCCTGCAATAGTATAAGTTGAACCTGAAGTGTTGGTTACAGTGTAATTATTACCGTTGGTTTTATCTACTGCAATTAATCCTGTTTTTGCACCATAAGGTGATACAAATGTTGTTAAATCTGTAGCACTGTCATACGTTCCTGTAACAGAAGTTTTAAGGTCAATGTAAACTCCATGACCTATGGTTGTATCTTTTAAATTTCTTAAATCTATTTTTAATAATTTTGTTGTAGTGCCTTCTGAAGCTAAGACATAAATAAAACTTTCTAATGACATAGCACCAATAATTTTTACACCTTCAAATGTCCATTTAGACCATGCGTTTTGAACTTTCTCTCCACCATCAAAAAAGTATTTATAGATATACATTGTGTTAGCGTATGTTGTAGACGCTGTGCCACTATAAGGTGCTGTTTGAGTATCTGCTGTATCTGAAGTTAAAAATATTAATGTGTCTTCAGTAGTGTTACTAATGATTTGATAGCAATTAGTAGGTATTAAATTTCCTACTGACACCGTAATATCTAGTCCATCATTTGTTAATGTATCATCATCTGCAAAATATTCTCTTATTGCAGTATTGTTTGTTCTTGCTTGTGCAAAATATGCAAACTTACCTGCTGATACTGGTGTAACTTTATCATCATGTTCAAATGAAGATACTTGATTAAGTATTGCTGAAGTTGGTGAAATAGTTTCACCTGAACTATCTAGTTTGTATTGTGCAGTGTCAGAAAATAACAATAAACTTTCATTAAATCCAACAGAGTTTTTAAGTGTATTAACTTCTGTACCTGAAGCCGCAATATCAATGGGGTCTGTATCTAAAACTTGTGTTGATGTTGTAGCAAAATAATTAAAGAAAGAAGCATTTTCTGTTAATACTAAATTTTCTCCTGATAATATTCCTAATCTATTTTTATAATAAGTTAAGTTATTTACTTTTTTACCAACAAAAGTTGGGTCAGGGTTTGTATCAGCGTCTCCGCATACTCTATCTGTCCAATCTAATTCTTGAAATGTAAAAGTTCCATCATTGTTATTAATTAATGCGTGTGGCATTGTAGAATTATCTAAACCAATAGAAGTAGCAGGTGCAATAGTTTCATTCCATACACCAGACTTTCCTGAAAACTTTACATAGTAATCTGAAAGTGTATCACCTTCTTCTCCAGTAATTTTTATTATTACTCCTTCTTTTCCGTAAAAAGGTAATTTACTAAAATCTTGAATTTCATCTCTTATAGAATACATGGCTGTGTTACCAGAACCATCTGAAGTAGTTATTTCATAGTTAGCGTTTTGGTCGGTAGGTTTTCCATAGATTACACTGTCGTATGCTTCAAAAGTAAAATATGACGTAAACCCAGAATAATTTGCTAAACCTTGTGTTGTAGATACAGACGCATTCGTATCTGTTCTTCTAACATTAAATCCAATACCATTTGCGGCACTGTCCCAATGTGTACTTGATGTACCATATAAAAGTATATCTGTTATTTTATTTGTATCTCTAAATTTACTATCGGTGGACGCATCATTACCTGAAGGTAATTGAAAGACTACTTCTAGTTCTTGTGCCATTGATGGGTGTTTCAAGGCAACTTTATATTCTCTACCGTAGTTTGTTAATTTACAAACAATTAAAAACTCTTCTACTTTAGCCGCAGACGTTGTGCTATCAGCCGCAACTGTAGTTCCTGTGTTAGCTACAAATGTATAATCTGCTATGTTAACTAATTTAAAATTTTCTCTAGGGTTTGTAGAAGTTAAATAACCTGACCCACTTGCTACTGTAACTGTTTTTTCTGTACCATCTAAACCAAATACTTTTACCCCACCATTATATAATGCCACGATATATTGATTGTCAGCATCTCTTTGTATTTGCCAAAATTTTGTTTTGTTAGAATAAATATTACTGTTGTCTAATGTTGCTACAAAATCTAAAGGAGGTCTTTTTGATAAACCATCTACTAATCCGTTTTGTAAATTTATCTGGTCTTCTCCTTGATTAATACCTCTTTGTGTTGGTGTCTGTTGAGACATGCCATTTAAGAAGTTAGGAATAGATTGTGAAACAACACTTCCCATTTTTAATAAGTCCTTCTAGTAGTTCTATGAATAATAGAAAATGTATTGCTGTCCCCTTCAAGAATATTGACATCAGCTTCTTGGCTATCAGCTTGATGAAATGCCATTAATGCTTCATTTTCATCTTGACCAATTAATTGTGTAATCTCACTATCACCAATAAATCTAGCCGCAAATCTTCTTGCCGCTTTCATTGTAATGTATTGTCTTGCGTATTCTGGTAAATCTTCAAACTGTTGTACTAGAACTAAATCAACTGAATTTGGAGCTGAAGTAAAAACATCAGTATGATTATCCATATCATAAAGAAAACCACTTCTTATTGTATAATTATATTGTCTATAGTGTGCATTAGCATCTGCTTTTACACAGTTAGACGGAAGCGGAACTTTACTATCACTATCTAAAGATAAAGATTTATAATTGGTATGTGTGTTGAAATTCCACCCTTGAGATTGGATAGACATAGATGTTTCGTTAAGAATATTTTTTGCTGTACTTACATCAACTGT